GCATAATTGGGTTGAATTTTGGTAACAGGTTTTAAACATGGCAAAAGGTCGTAAAGCATTGAGTAACAAGGTAAAACGGGCGCAGGGAACGCTACAAACCACGCGGGTAAATAAGAATGCCCCTGATCTTCCAGTGGAGATTCCAATGCTTGATGACGATTACCCACTTACGGAAGTTGAGCGCAGTTATTACGATATGCTGGCCTACACGTTTTATGAGAACCAGGTAGTAACGAGGACTGATCGGGAGAAGCTGGCGCAGGGTGCGCGTGTTCGTGCAAAGATAGAGCAGTTGCGGGATGCTATAAGTGCTACTGGGGAGTTACAAGTTAAGTACGAGGACAGGGATGGCAACGTGAGTTACAAACTTGCGAGCGCGCAGGCCGAGAGGATGCTATTAGCTTACGAGGAAAAGTGGGGTAAATGGTTAGCTGATTCGGGTCTTACACCAGCAACGAGGGATAAGGTAACCAAGACGGTAGAAAAGAAGAAGAGTGGTAAACGAATAGAGTTGGATTAATGATAACGATTATAGTAAAGACAAAAGACGGGCGCAAGCATAAGATGGAGGCGAACGATTGGGAGATGGCATACCGCACAATTAACAGGCTAAAAAAGAAGAGGTTTAAAAAGATACTCGCCTACGGCAAAGAGTACAGGGTTAAATTCAAATTAGAGGAAGATGGTCAAGATTAAGAAGAAACCGAACGGGATGATCTACCTGGAGCATGAGGGCAAGGAGTTGCCGGGCTTGGTGAGTTTATTCAAGATAACGAAGGACAGATACAGCCTACAAATCATTTTAGAGGATGAAACGCAGGAGGGAATCGAAAGCGGAGAGGGCTTTAGCGCAGAAGATCAGGCGCAAGATGATAACGAGGGTAAAGCCGAGCGGGAAGCAATACAAGCGAAGGTCGAAGCACAGAAAGTGGAGGTCATGAAGGGGGTATGGGTTGAAACGAGAACAGATAATCTTTAATAAGCAAGCGCATTAATTAAGTTTTGAGCGATAATCTTAAATACCACTATGACGAAGAGGCCGCTATGGGAGCGGTGTACTTTATTGAGGACTATTGTACCCACGTTAAAGGCGAGTTAGGTGGTAAGCCATTCATTCTCGAAGAATGGCAAAAGGACGAGATTATTAAGCCCCTCTTTGGATGGAAGGATCAGAACGGACTAAGACGATACCGGGAACTGTTCATCTTCCTGCCCCGTAAGAATGGTAAAAGCCCGTTAAGTGCCGCGATACTATTGGCCCTGTTCATGCTGGACAAAGAGCCTGGAGCGGAGATATACGCGGCAGCGAATGACCGTGAGCAAGTGCGCCCCGTCCACGACACCATGAAGGGGATGGTACGGCAAAGCCCCGAACTAAACGAACGGCTAAAAGTGTTCCAAAGTTCTATAACTAAGGTGGACAATATGTCGTTTATCAAGGCCATCACAGCAGAGGCCGGTACTAAGCACGGATTTAACGCGAGTGCCTTTATCTATGACGAACTACACGCGGCTAAAGACGGGGAACTCTTAGAGGTGTTGGAAACGGCAGTAGCGGCAAGGAGGCAACCGCTTGAAATAATTATCACTACTGCGGGGTTTGATAAGGAAAGCATCTGTTACAGAAAATACGATTACGCCTGTAAGGTTCGCGATGGCATCTTGGAGGACGATCGCTTTCTTCCTGTTATTTACGAGGCCCCACCGGATGCGGATATTAAAGACCCCGAAACGTGGGCAATAGCTAACCCAAACTTAGACGTAAGTGTAAAGCGCGACTATTTCGAGAACTACATGGTAAAGATGGCAGCTGACCCCACATTGGAGAACGCCTTTAGACGTTTGCACCTAAACCAATGGACGGGATCGGAAACGGCTTGGATTCCGGATGGTGATTGGATGCGGTGCGGTGATGAGTTTGATTCTGCATTTTTAGAGGGGCAGGAATGTTATGCTGGACTTGACCTTAGTAAATCGCACGACCTTAGTAGCTTTGTTCTGTTCTTCCCGGATATAGATGGAGAAAACTACATTCTTCCGTTCTTTTGGTGTCCGGAGGATGAGATAGTAAGGAGGTCTTTAAAAGACGATGTGCCTTATGATACTTGGGCGAAGCAGGGTTACATAGAGCCAACGGAAGGGAATGTAATAGACTACGACACTATTGAGCGCAGGATTGTAGAACTGTCGCAGAAGTACGTCATTAAGTCCATAGCCTTTGACCGTAAGTACGCCATTCAAATAATCAGCAATCTGATCAATAAGCACGACTTAGAATGTTCAGAGTTTGCACAAGGCCCGATAAGTTTCAATCCTCCAATTATTGAAATGGAGAACCAAATCAGGGCGGGGGTTTTTAATCATGGTGGGCATCCTATATTACGCTGGAATGTTTCTAACGTAATGGTAACGATGGATGACAACGAGAATAAGAAGTTCAACAAGCGAAAGAGTAAGGAAAAGATAGATGGCGCGGTTGCTATGGCTATGGCTGTCGGTGAGTGGATGGATGCCACGCAAAGGGGCGAAGATGAAAACCCATACGAAAAAAGAGGGATAAGAATTTTGTAGTATCAGAATTTTTACTACATTAGCTGTTGAAGAGTAGTGAACTTCATGATGTGTTTAGGTTTTGAGCCTCCGGTCGTCCTGATCGGGGGCTTTTTTCTTACGATGTTAATACTTTACGAATAAACTATTTCTATGTGGAACATATTATGCGTATATTGTAGCATAGGCAATTACTATGCGGTTACGGCTCTTTTCGAGATCAAGTCCGGAGAATCCTTCCACAAACTTGGGCAATCCTTCCGAGTGGCTGGTGGACTTCTTTGGTTCTAAAAACAAATCAGGCACAGACGTAAACTCTACGACTGTAATGGGCATCCCGGCTGTTTATTCTGCCGTTCGCCTACTTTCCGAAACTTTTGCGAGCCTCCCGGTTGGTGTTTACCGATCCGAGGGAGAAAACGCGATTAAGGACAACGACCACGAGATCAACGCTGTTCTTCGCGAGCCTAACGCGATGATGACCTGGTTCACATTTGCGGATGTAGCTTTAACGCATTTAAAGCTATGGGGTAACTTCTACGCTATCATTCTGCGAGATGTCAGGATGCGACCAATAGAACTCCGCATAGTACACCCTTCCGAGGTGGATGCAATCGAGCAGACCGGAGAGATTTACTACAAGATAAAAGGCGAAGATGATTTAGTGCCATCTTACAATATGATTCATGTTATGGGTCATTCAGAGGACGGCATTACAGGCAAAAGCCCTATAACCCTACTTCGTGAGAATCTTGGTTTAGGATTGGCATCGCAGGACTTTGGGGCTAACTTCTTTGGTCAGGGGATAAACCCCGGAGGAATAGTTACTGTGGAAGATAGTTTGAGCGATGAGGCCTATAAGCGAATGAAGTCCAGCTTCAACGCTGCCTACGGTGGTCTTGGGAACGCTCATAAAGCCATCCTTTTAGAACACGGTGCTAAGTTCACCCCTGCCGTTAGAACCGCTTTAGCCGATGCCCAATTTATCGAGAGCCGTCAGTTCCAGGTAACCGAGGTAGCGAGGATATTCAAAATCCCGCCTCACTTGCTTGGCGACTTGGAGCGATCAACGCACAACAATATCGAGCATCAGGCCATCGAGTTCGTTAAGCATACCGTTCTTCCCGACCTAAAGAGATTTGAGGGCGAATTGAACCGTAAGCTGTTTATGGAGCGCGAGAAGGGAGAGTACTACATTCGGTTCAATGTAGAGGGATTACTTCGGGCCGACAGTTTAAGCCGTTCCGAACTGTACAAGAGTTTATTTAGCGTTGGCGCGATTTCTCAAAACGAGATCAGGGCTAAAGAGAATATGAACCCGATAGAGGGAGGTGATAGGTATTTCATCCCGACTAACAATTACACCCCGGTAGATAAGATTGATCAGGTGATTGATTCAAGTACTGGGGGTCAAAATACGAGCGAATGAAAAAAGAGGTTAGATATTTTAGTGAGCCGTTAGAGGTGCGTGTGGATGGTGATAAGCGCACCATTAGCGGTTATGCTTTCGTATATGACCGCGAGAGCCACGATTTAGGGGGCTTTACCGAGGTCATCCGAAAGGGCGCATTAGAGGGCGCAGATATGTCGGATGTGGTTGCGAGATTCAACCACAACGATAATTTTGTGTTGGCGAGAGCGGTAAATGGCGCGGGGTCTTTAAAACTTGATGCAGACGATGTAGGTCTGCGTTATGAGTTTGAAGCACCCAATACCACAGCGGGGAATGATTTAATCGAGAACATCAGATTGGGAAACGTAGGGGCTTCGAGTTTTGCCTTTTCCCTTGTGCCTGATGGCGATAAATGGACTAAGCGGAGTGGTGGTTATCTCCGCGAGATAAAGAACTTCGGAGGAATCTATGATGTTTCCCCTGTGGTGCATCCTGCCTATCCCGATACTTCGGTGGCTGTTCGCTCTTTGGAGCAGGCCAAAGAAGGGGAGAAGCAGGAGGACAATGAGGGTACTCCCGTAGTGCGGGAACTCTATAAACGCAAATTAATGTTAAAACAAAAAAGAGAACTATGAAG